TGTAAAATTTGCATAACCGCAGTCATTAGATATGATGCTTTTAATTTCTTTATATAACTGTAAATCCTTATCTATTTTTTTCATTATATTTACTTCTTTAAATAACTCATTATAAATGATTATTAAAAACTCGAGTATGATTTCGCAATAGCTGCAATTTTTCTCTATTTTTAAATTTGTAATAAAAAATTTGTTTAGTGAACTTACAAACTCTTCTATGACTTGACAATTAATAAATAAATCTTTAATGTAAGCTTTTGATTCACTATTTTCCAATTCATAACAAATTTTTTTGTTAAAATTTATCATAAAAATAATGAAACACTTATATTTATCATTATTTTTATTAATAGTATACTCATCATCTTGTATATTATTATTAATGTAATTCTCTATTTTTGAAAGTTCGCTATATTTTTCTTTAAGTAAATTATATATATATATATTTTCCAACTTATAATCTTTAACGCAATAGCTATTAATTAGTGAAAACAATATATTAACATATATTGTACTATATGATAAATTATTATAACATATATGCTCTATAATATATTTATCAATTATATTAATTTCTTCATTTGCTTCTTCATTTGCTTCTTCATTTGCTTCTGCTTCTTTAATAGTATTATCTAATAACTCAGTGTAAATATTTATAAATTCGGTTTCTAATTTGCTATAGTTTGTGGGAGATAATTTGTTTAATATGATTTTAATGTTGCTTTTAATAGAATCGAACTTGCTTTTGTCTGGTATAACCTTTTTTTTTGTACATACATATGTATTTTTAATAGTTCTACTTAAATTAAAATTATCTTTTGTTTGCATATTGTTGCTGTTGCTGTTGCTATTGTAGTTACTATTGTTATTACTGTTGCTATTGTAGTTACTATTACTATTGCTATTGTTATTGTTATTGTTATTATTATTACTATTGTTATTGTTATCATATTTTTTATACTTATGTTTCTTTTTAAATTTGGTCTCATTATCTAATTCATATGTATTTAATAGTAAATCAACATTAATGGTCTCTAAAACATTATTTAACAAAGTTTGAACTGCTGAATCTATTTTTTCGTGCTCTATAGATTTATAATAATTAGTAATAAACGATATATCGTAAATTATCATCAATAGTGTTAATAATATTAAAATTTATTAATATTCTTTTAATTATTTTCGTTATATTAATATTTATAAAGTATTTGATATTTATAAATATATTATGGAACTAATTAGCTCAATCCTAAATTTTTATGAACATAGCGAATATAATACCAAAGAAAAATATATTGATGCTTTTAAACTACCTATAGAATATTTAGATACGTCATCAATATTTATGTTAAATAATAATATTATTAATGATTTAGAATTGGTAAAGGCTAATCATGTTGCCGAATTATTTAACAATAAATCAGACGGAACCAATACTATAATAGATAGTTCAATAGATAGTAGTAATAACTATAATTTATATTATCACGTTTTTGCTCCAAAAACGATTTTTGAGAAAAATATTATAAATAAGTGGAGCAAATATTATACAAATAATAAAGAGTTCTTGCTTGAAAGTCAGGATTTAATTAAAAATTATAAACCATTTAAAAGAGTCGATTTTGTTGACAACCGGGATATATCTAGAGAGGTTGTTGTTTATAATAATTGTGAAAAAATTATATATGATGGTGGATTTATAAATAAATATCAATATATTGATATTCCACTATTAAATAAATTCAATACTAATAGCATTGTGTTACAAGCACTAAGTGTTTATAATCTCTCAACCCCTCTTATTTCATTATTAATTCCCATTTTATTTTTAATATTGCCTTTTTTTATAATTAAATTACAAGGTCATAATGTTACGTTTGAACTATATTTTAATCATTTAAAGCAAGTTTTTGCTAATCATGTTATAGGTCAATTATTCACTTCTTTAAGTGAAGCTAATTTATCAAATAAGATGTATATACTTTTTAGTTTTGGATTTTATATTTTTCAAGTATACTTAAATGTAAACGGATGTATCAAATATTATTATAATATTAAATATATTCATAAAACCTTATTTGATCTGAAATATTATATTATAGAGTCACTGAAGAAATATGAGCATTATTTAAATTTTTCTAAAAATTTAACTCACTTTAAACTATTTAATGATCAAATAGTTTCTAATATAGCAATATTTAAAACTTATTTGGCGGAATTGAGAAAACTAACTCCATATTCTTTAACTCTGCATAAAACCATTGAACTTGGCCAGTTAATGAAATGTTTCTATTCTTTAAATAAAAGCGATAACTTTATTAGCAGTTTATATTTTTCATTTGGATTTAATGGTTATTTAAAAAACATCGAAACAATACAAGGCTTTATTACTACTAAAGTTATGAATTATTGCAGCTATAATAATACAAATCCCACATATTTTGACAATTCTTATTTTGCTAATTTGAATACAATTCAAACAAGTAATACTATTGAAACAACTAATACAACCAAACATAAAATCGTTAAAAATTCATATAAATTAGATAAAAATATAATTATTACAGGACCAAATGCCTCAGGGAAAACCACATTATTGAAATCAACATTATTTAATATTATATTATGCCAACAAATAGGATGTGGATTTTTCAACAATGCCTCAATCAAAGTATATGACTATATTCATTGCTATATTAATATTCCTGATACAGGCGGACGTGACAGTCTTTATCAAGCTGAAGCACGACAATGTAAGAATATTTTAGAACTTATTGAGAATAATAAAGACAAAACCCATTTCTGTGTATTTGACGAGCTTTATAGTGGAACCAATCCAGAAGAGGCAATTAGCAGTGGTTATGGTTATTTAAATCATTTAAATAAATTGAAAAATATAGATTATATGCTAACAACACATTATAATAAATTATGCAAAAAACTAAGTAAGCAAAATAACAATTTTTATATGAAAGTTAAGACAAATACAACAGGCGACGATTTCGAATATACTTATAAAATTAAGAAAGGTATTTCTAATGTTAAAGGGGCTTTAAAGGTTCTTAAAGATTTAGAATATCCTGAAACAATTATAACAAATATGAAATAAATAATAATTATTCGTTAAACAATACTTAAAATAATATAGTTAAATAATAATAAATGTCATTCTTATTTAAATTCGTAGGTTCGAGTTTTTTATTAACATTTGGCATTATATTATTAGTATGTGGGTCAATGATGTTATATAGTTACCGCAGATTAAATTTATTAGAGCGAAGCATGATTGAGCATGGAAAAATATTACAAAATTTTATTATGAATTACAATATTCAAATGCAAAACATAAATTCTATGTATATTTATAAAAATAAATTTGAAAGCACTGACACCGAACCAATTAAGAAAATTAATTTAGGTGAAAAAATATATGTATCAGAAGACGAATGTACTGATGATGATGATGATTGCTGTGAAGTTAAAAGCTCTATTAATGAATATATAGCAACTAATGATTTAGATAAAATTCGTTCTATTCACGATGATGATGATGATGATGATGAAGATGATGATGATGATGAGGACGATGATGAGGACGACGAAGATGATGATGATGATGATGATGATGATGAGGATGATGATGATGATGACGACGAAGATGATGAAGATGATGAGGACGACGAAGATGATGATGACGAAGATGAAAAACACATCAAAGAAACAAATGATGACAATATAGACTCTAATAGTGTTGAACTATTACCTATTACTAAAGATGAATTAGAAAAAAATATTAAAGATTTAGGAGATTTTGAAGAAATTGATCTAGCTAAACCTACTTTTTCAAATACTGATGATGAAACTTTTATTAAAAATCTGCCAATAAATTTAGACACGTTTAATATTGATTTAAAGACCGATTCAAAAATTATTAATTTAAATAATTTAGAAAATGAGGCATTAGAAAATGACACAACAGAAACTAATGTAACTAAGAAAAATTATTCAAAAATGAAAGTTGATGACCTAAAAACAATAGCTGTAACGAGAAATTTACTTGATAATGAAAGTGCACAAAAAATGAAAAAGGCTGATCTAATTAAAATTTTACAAAAGTCTTAATCAGCATCTCTTAATAATAATATATTTATTTTAACAATAAATATATTATTAAATAAATATATAATAAAAATATGAATTATGGTTCGTGTGCAGTTGGTTCAAATAATATTAATATGAATTTTCCTCCATTAATGGACGACTCGAGATTATTTAGCAATTATTATTCATCCGTTTTAAATGATGAAATGCTTAAACGAAATAATAATATTAAAAATAACAGCGACTATAGGCATTATTTACAAATTAATGCTGAATCTATTATAAGTAATAATCAGCTTAATTCATGCAATGAATGTAGCGTATGTCCATATTATAACAAAACTAATTTAGCAATAAATAAGCATACTCCATATATATTTGACAATACATTATCAAATATTAGACCATACGGTTATGAAACAAGTGATTTAAAAGAATTGTACTTATCTAGGCAAAAACTGGACTCTCAAAAGCATGTTACAAAATATATTATAAAGCCTAATTAATTGTTTTCTTTAATTGTTTTTTTTAATTGTTTTTCTTTATTTAAGTATTTTTCTTTATTTATGATTTTTTTTATAATTATAAAATATTATATTATATTATTATTATAAAATGGATTTTTTTGATAATTTGATGTCTCCCTTAAGCAAAGCTCATTGCGCGTTTTTTTATTACATAGGATTATTGAATTTATTTTTAGCAATATTAGCTCTTGGTGGTTTGATTGGTGGATTATTTCAAAAGAAGTCAGCCTACGCAATGGGAGCATATTTAATGAGTTTCTTAAGTAACATCTTAATGTATTACACATTAAGAATATATTATTCAATATGTATTGTTACATTACGCTAATACAAATACAATTATAATTACAATATAATAAAAAATAACAATATAAATAAAAATTATAATATATATAACATTATTTATACAACATTATTATATTATTAAAATAATATAATAATATTAAAATAATATATTATTATAAAATGAATTTTTTAGATAGTTTGATGGCGCCTTTAAGCAAAGATTTTTGTTTGTTATTTTATGTTGTTGGATTATTAGGTCTAGGATTAGCTGTACTATGTTTTGTCGGAGCAATGGCTGGATTTTTTATTTATAACCAAAAATCATCATATCTAATAGGACCATATTTAATAGGAGCATATTTAATATCTTTCTTATATGCTTTATTTATCTATTATTTAAATCGGGTTCATTATTCTATGTGCATAGCTGCTTTACGTTGAAATATTATTTAGAAACAATATAAAGAATTAGCAACAAATTATATAAGTATTAGTAATTTCAAACTAAACGCACTAATTTATATTAATATAATAGCAATATTAATATAATAGCAATATAATAGCAATATTAGTATGAAAATTTTAAGTATTGATATTGGTATTAAAAATTTGGCTTATGTTATTTTGGAGGTTGTTAATTTAGATAAAAATAGCATTGTTAATGGAACACAAGAGTTTACAATAATTAAATGGGACGTTATAAACCTCTGTAATAAGTTTATTGCTTGCTCTGCTAATACATGCTCTAAACAAGCTTGTTTTCATAAAAACGACCATTTTTATTGTAAAAATCACACTAAAAAAACGGAATACACCTTACCTATATGTAATATAAAAACTTTACATAAACAATCGATAGCAAATCTCTCAGCTTTGGTTGAAAAATGCGATTTAAAACTTGAAAAACCTACCAATAAAACAAATTTAATAAGTTGCTTGGAAGATTATTTGAAAACCACTTGTTTTGAGGCTATTGAAAATGTAAATGCTAATAATGTAAATCTCATTGATTTGGGTATAAGTCTTAAAAATGAACTCAATGAGCTATTTAATAACTACGACCTCACAAGTATAGACCAAATTATAATCGAGAATCAAATAAGTCCTATTGCTAACAGAATGAAGTCAATACAAGGAATGATAGCTCAATATTTTATTGATTGTAATAATCATAACATAATATTTATTTCTGCAACAAATAAATTAAAAGCTTTTTTAAATAAAGATAAAGATAAAGATAAAGATAAAGATAAAGATAAAGATAAAAAGATTTC